GCACTTTAAATACATGGTACGAACAGTATTCTGAAGTAAACACTGCTGGTATTCATTTAACGGGTGGTATTGTAGGGCTGCAAAAGGATCTAGGTACAACAATGCTATCGTTTTCTGATTTTACGGGCATTTTGAAAGATAATAATAACATTTTAGCATCTTTTGGTGATTCAGCAGGTGGAGTTTTTAGTAATTATTTTAATGCATTAGTTGATTCACAAAAAGAATCAGGTCAACTTAATATGTCATTTAAACAGATGGGTAATTATGTTCTTGGTAACTTAAAAGCTATGAAAATCCAAGGCGTTTTTAACCAAATGCAAGAAGCTGAAAGACGTAGATCTGAACGTGAATACGCTGACAATTTAAATACCTTTAGCAAAGTTCTTGGTGTAAGTACTGATGAATTAAATAAAAGAATGACATCGGATCAAGGCTTAATTGATCAAGGAGCATTACAAGCCTCATTAAAAGCAAGAGGGTTAAACGAAAAAGCATCAAGCGAAGCTGCTCAAGCTGTTCAGTTAGTTACTTCTTCTATGGGTAATGCTGGTAAAATGTTCGCTGATGCAATGACTGAATACGCTGCTAGAGGTGTTATTGGTAATGCATCACAATTAGCTAACGATTTAGCTGGATCTGGTAACTTAGTAATTCGTAATGTTCTTAGTGGTATAATGGATAAAACGATGAAAGGTGCATATAATGGTGCTGGTGGCGAACAAAAAATGCTTCAGGACTTATATGATGCTCGAAATGGTATGATATCCGAATTAACATATTCAATTAATCAAGCAAGTATTCAAGGCAAAACGGATGTTGCAAGACGTTTAGAAGAAGTACGCCAAACTCTTACATTGATGAACGATCCTAAGGATGCAGCTAAAAAAATAGAAGATCCGTTTGGTAAGATTGTAAACAATATCAATATAACTGTACGTAAAATTGGTTCAAGCTTAAACGATAAATTTTATTCAGGATTGCAAAATTCTGTAAAACCGATAGATAACATGTTAGATACCTTATCAAATTTTGCTACTGGAAGTATGGATACTGACACTGCTATTGCAAATTTAAGAACCCAAATTCCTGCTGTTATAAAAGGAATATTTGGTGATACCTTAGGTTCATGGATTACTGGCGATTCCACTAATTATAGCACATTCCAGAAAGGTTTTAAAGAATTTACATCTATAGATATTGACAGTATTTTACATGGTATATTACCAGAATGGTTATACACTGCAATTTCCAAAAAAGGAGTATCAGTATCTGGAGCAATGGTTGGCGCATTACCAAGCATGAGAACTATTTTAACTGCAATGGGTATGTCAAGTTGGCTAGTAGACATTTTAACAGATAAAGAAACACCACAAGAAGCATTAGACAAGAAAAACGCAGTTAAAGCTAGTATGGAACAACAAGCAGATGCTATAGCTAGATTAAATTCTCAGAGTGGTATTATGGTAAATAATTTATCTGATGCTATTCAAAAACAAAATACTAATCTTGCTGCTCTTAATTCTATACCATCCGGGTTACCATGGCAAGTACCAACATCAGCTAACGCAGTATTGACTACACCAACATCAGAAGCAACTAACGCTCAAAATGCTGGAACTATATATCAGCAAAATGCACTAACTAATAAGATAATAGAGAATACTCAAAAAATGTCTGAAACACTAGATAGAATGTCTGATAGCCAAGACAAACTGCATACTACATTTAACTATATACGTCAATATAATTAAAATTTGAGAACTAAATATCTTAAAAAGAAAGGATATGTATGGACAAGAAAACCCCTAGCTGGAAAAAACACATGACAGCGGTTAGAATAAAAAGAGGTAAAGGTAGAGAAAATAAAATTTCTAAACCAATACGCTCTAATTATTCTTCGTATTTGCCAACAGTTTATACCGGATTAACAAATCGTGTTGATAGATACGCTCAATACGAACAAATGGATCAAGATTCCGAAATTTCAACATCTTTAGATATTCTATCTGAATTTTGTACTCAAAATGCTGAAGATTTTGAGCCTCCATTTTTAATTCATTATAAAGATAATAAAATGGGCGATGTTGAAGTAACAACCCTAGAAGACAGACTTAACTCGTGGATGGATTTGAACGATTTTAGTACTAGAATTTTTGATATATTCCGTAACGTACTAAAATATGGGGATCAATTTTTTATTAGAGATCCAGAAACTTACGAATGGTTATGGATAAATCCAGCAAATGTTGAAAAAATAACAGTTAATGAATCTGAAGGAAAAAAACCTGAATTATATTTTGTAAAGGACCTACAATTAAATTTACAAGATAAAGTAGTATCAAAGAATAATGTTCAAAATTCTAATATTGCCTATCCTGGTGCTTTGCCAAATAGTTTAAGTTCAGCTGGAAATGTTTATGGGGGTGCGACTAGTGGTAATGCATTCCAAAGTTCAAATTCATCACCATTTCCAAGTTCAGCTCAACAGACTTCACATGCTGTTTTAGCAGAGCACGTAATTCATCTTAGTAGAAGCACTCAGATGGATGCATATTGGCCGTTTGGTACAAGTATCCTAGAAGATATATTTAAAACTTATAAGCAAAAAGAATTATTAGAAGATAGTATTATTATATATCGTGTACAACGTGCTCCAGAACGAAGAGTGTTTAAAATTGACACTGGTGATATGCCAGAACATTTAGCAATGGCATATGTTGAACGTATTAAAAACGAAATACATCAAAGAAGAATACCAACAGCTAGAGGCGGTAGTGCATCATTAATGGATGCTGCTTATAACCCAATGGCAATCTTAGAGGATTACTTCTTCCCTCAAACTGCTGATGGTAGAGGTTCAGATGTAACTACATTACCAGGCGGTGATAATCTAGGGCAAATTGATGATTTGAAATGGTTCAATAACAAATTGATCAGAGGATTAAAAATTCCGCAAAGTTATCTCCCATTTGGACCAGAAGATTCCGGACAAGTATTCAATGACGGTAAAATTGGTACAGCTTTAATTCAAGAATTTAGATTTAATAAGTATTGTCAACGTTTGCAAGCAACTATTAGTAAGATTTTTGATAAAGAATTTAAAAAATATTTGGAAGATTCCGGATATCAATTTAACTACAAAACATTTGATGTTAAATTCTTACCACCATTAAACTTTGCTACTTATAGAAAAGCTGAATTAGAAAGTACATTGATTAACTGTTATGTTGGATTAAATGAATTGCCATTTATCGCTAAACAAACATTACTCAAACGTATGGGCTGGTCACAAGATGAAATTATTGATAACGAGCAATTATGGATGCAAGAAAATCCAACAAAAGCTCAGCCTATTAAAGGAGCATCAGTGCAAACAAATAAACCAGATCTAACATCAGTTGGTATTGATAATCCTTCAGAAATGACATTTGACGATGCTCCTGGTGGAGACGAAGGCGGAGCTCCCGATGTTGGAGCAGAACAAGGTGCTCCTGATGCTAGCAGTATGGGCGATATGAGTACATTTTAAGAGGGGTTTTTAAATGAAACTTGAAGAATTATATGAAGATACTGAATTAACAAACTACGATCCAGTTGAAGACAACACAGTAGCTCATTTTGACGATACGAGAAAACCTCGTATAACACTAAGACATATTCATAAGCTCAGAAAGTATCATGAATTTAGAGATGAGCAGGATCAAAAACGTTCAGATGTTGTAAGCACAGTTTATCAAACACCCGCTGAATCTGGCGGTGGTTTTAACGGAATGTAATATAAAACGCGGTTTTTAGTGCCACGTTACCTATTGTACTAAATAACTGTACAAGATTCTTAAATTAATTGGAGAAAATTAATGAACAAAAAATTACTAGCTGCATTTGATGCATTCGCTAATAAGGACCAAAACGCTGCTACGAAATTATTCCGTGAATTCTTTGTTGAATCAGCACGTTCTATTAATCGTAAAATGGAACGTCAATTGAACGAATTCTATGAAGGTGATGAGGAAGACTCATTTGAAGATGAAGTTGAAGCACCTGAAGAAGACCATTCGGATTATGATTTTGCTGACGAAGATGAAGGCGAAGATGACTTTGGTGCTGATGAAGACTTTGGTGACGAAGGCGATTTCGGCGAAGAAACACCTACAGCTGAACAATGGACTGAAGTTAAAGATGCATTTGCTGAATTAGAAGCATTAATGCAAGAACTTGGTGCTGACAAAGACGAAGACGACTTTGGTGATGAAGACTTTGGCGACGAAGGCGAAGATTCACTTGAATTTGGCGATGAAGATGAAAGCGAAGACGGCGATTTTGAACCAGAAGACGAAGAAGAAGAAGGAATTCAAGAAAGCTATCAGTTAAAACCAGTTAAAACTCCTGACATGAAAGAACAAGGTGACGTAAACACTAAATCACCAGTTGTTAAAGGTGTTAAAGGCGTAAACGGTGTTAAAGGCACTGACATGGAATTCAAAGGTGCTAATGCTACTGGTACTAACGACAAATTAGATACCAAAGTTCCTCAATATAAAGAAGAAAACAACAGCAATGTTGAAGGTTCAGGTAAATCAATTTACAAAAAAGCTGCTCCTAAAAAAGCAAAAGCTCCTGAAGGTTCTGAAAACGGCCAGATGATTTTAAAAGACATCCGTAAATAATTTTAAATGAGGAATCCATTATGAGTAGTATGCTACGTGAATGGAACTCGTTTCAAGATTCTAATATAGTAGTAGAAAGTTTACAAGATGGAAAAGATTTATTCATGCGAGGTATTTTTATACAAGCAGATAAAAGAAATCTTAATGAACGAGTATACCCTCTAAACGAAATATCTTTAGCAGTCCAGTCAATGAACGAAAGAATTCAAAAAACTGGCGGTATTCTGGGTGAATGTGATCACCCAGATACACTAACCATTAATATCCAAAATGTATCTCATATAATTACTGAAATTCATATGCAGGGTGTTAACGGAGTTGGTACTCTAAAAATGTTACCTACACCAAAAGGCGAAGTTATTCGTTCTCTTATTGAAAGTGGTGTTAAACTAGGGGTTAGCTCTAGAGGATCTGGAAACGTAGATTACAATGGTATAGTTTCTGATTTTGAAATTGTTACTGTAGATGTTGTTGCTCAACCATCAGCCCCCGATGCTTTTCCTGTACCTATTTTTGAATCATTATATTCAAAAGCAGGTTACCATTTAACTGAACATGCAAAATATGCATCAGAAGAAATTATGAAAGGAAACATGAAAGCTCGTTCTGATTTACAAGCGGAAATTCACGACTTCTTTAAACGTTTGAGAGCTGAGTAATAAATATCATTATACGGAATTATAGGAGAAAACCTACAAATGTCAAAATTAGAAAAATTTTTAAAGGAATCTACTCTTTCTGATGATGCTAAAGCACTTATTCAGGAAGCGTGGAATGACGAGAAAAAGCTTATTGCTGCTGAAATCCGCCAAGAAATGAAAAATCGTTACGAAGCAGATCGTTTATCCATTGTTGAAGGCTTAAATGAAATTGCTAAGTCAGTAATTGTTGAAGAAGTTGACAAATTCACAGCTGAGCGTACTAAATTACAAGAAGATAGAGCGGTTGTTCGCGCATCTTTGGCTAAATTCTCTGACTTTGCTAAAGCTACTTTAGCAGAAGAAGTAAAATCACAGCGCAAAGAACGTAAAGCTATTGCTGAAAGTCTAGGTAAATTTGCTGATTTTAGTAATCAGTTAATTGCTGAAGAATTATCTGAATTCCATAAAGATAAACAAGACTTAGTTGAAACTCGAGTGAAATTAATTTCTGAAGGCAAAAAGGCACTTCAAGAAGCTAAATCACAATGGGTTAAAGCTGCATCAGTTGAAGCTGAAAAGTTTGTTACTGAATCTATCAATACTGAATTTACACAGTTACGTTCTGAATTAAAAGAAGCTAAAGAAAACATGTTCGGTAGAAAATTGTTTGAAGCATTTGCATCAGAATTTAAAAATACTTTATTTGATACCAATAAAGAATTTAAATCTGTAATGAATGCATTAAATGAATCAACAGCTCGTGAACTAACTCTTAAGCAGTCACTTCAAGAAACTAAAGACGAATTAAAAGCTGCGAACACTCGCCAAATGGTTACTGAAGATATTTACAAACGTGAATTCTTAATGCAAGATTTAATGCGTCCACTAACAGCTCAACAGAAAGTTGTTATGGAAGGTTTACTTGAAAAAACTAGCACTAAAAATCTAAAAGAAGACTTTCATAAATATTTAAAACCAGTATTAAATGAAACCCCTTCTCGTCCAGTAAAAAAACAACAAAAAGCTGTTATTTCTGAATGTACAGGAAACCGTTCTGATTCTAAAACTTTACGTGAAAATGTAGAAGTTGACGCAGAATTTGATACTTTACTTGAAAATCTTGCAAAAAATGCAGGTATTTAACACTATATTTTAACCAGTACTAAATAAAAGTACAAAGAATAAAAATTTTCATAGGAGAAAATAATGTCAAACCTATTAACTGAATCACGTTGGAATCAGATTACTACTAAGATGACCGACGGTTTAGCTGGCAATCGTAAAGCTGTTTTAGAAACTGTATTGCGTAACCAACGCGCTCAAATGTTGCGTGAATCTGCAACTGGTGGTGCTACTAACGCTGGTAACGTTGCAACAATCAATAAAGTAATTCTTCCAGTTCTTCGTCGTGTAATGCCTACTGTTATCGCTAACGAAATCATGGGCGTTCAACCATTAACTGGTCCAGTAGGCCAAATCCATACTCTACGTATTCAATACGCTGACAACGGTGCTGGTGTAACTGCTGGTCAAGAAGCATTAAATCCATTTAACATCGCTAAATCATACTCAGGTGATTTAAGTGGTGACAACACCGCTCCAGGTGCTGCTGCTACTTCACAACTTGAAGGTGTTATGGGTCGTAGAATGAACGTTCGTATCTTACGTGAAACTGTTGAAGCTAAATCACGTCGTTTAGGCGCTCGTTGGACAATCGAAGCAGCTCAAGACGCTCAAGCTCAACAGGGTATTGATATCGAAGCTGAAATCATGGCTGCTTTAGCTCAAGAAATCACTGCTGAAATCGACCAAGAAATGTTGTTCAAATTACGTTCATTAGCTGGTGCTCCAGTTATGACTTACGATCAAAACCAAGCTACTGGTATTGCTACTTTCGTAGGTGATGAACACGCTGCTCTTGCTACATTAATCAATCGTCAAGCTGGTGTAATTGCTCAACGTACACGTCGTGGTGCTGCTAACTGGGCTGTTGTTTCACCTGCTGCTCTTACAGTATTACAATCTGCAACTACTTCAGCATTTGCTCGTACAACTGAAGGCACTTTCGAAGCTCCAACTAACGTTAAATTATCAGGTGTTTTAAACAACACTATGAAAGTATACGTTGATACTTATGCTTCAGATGATATGCCAGTTCTAGTAGGCTACAAAGGAAATTCGGAATCTGATGCTTGCGCGTACTACTGCCCGTACATTCCTTTACAGAGCACAGGCGTTGTAATGGATCCAAATACTGGTGAATTAGTAACTGGTTTCTTATCACGTTACGGTTACTTAGCATTAACTGACAGTACTTCCTCTCTAGGTAATGCTGCTGACTACGTTGCTAACATCGGTGTTGCTAACTTACGTTTCTACTAATAACAAATTTCTTGTTATAGTTCCTAAAACCCGCCTAGTGCGGGTTTTTCTTTTTGTCTAACATTCACTTTCCAATAAGTATAATTATATATTATTCCTAATTTTAATTTATTATGACATTTGAAGAATTATGTACAGAAGTACAATCACTTCTTAAAGATACCAAACCTGGTGGGATGGTTTCAAGATTAAAAGTATCCCAACTAGCTCCTGAATTTATACAGTACTATAAAGATTTTACAACAACAAAAGATCCGCAAAATGATATTAATATTGAAAAAGTATATCTTTGATGGAATCTAGAGGGTTTTATAAAATTTATGATTGTGGTAACGCTCGTTATATTTGGAAGAACGAATAAAGTAAATACAGCTATAATCATCAACAAAAAATGTGCTATACTTTAATATAGCACAGGAGTAATAACATGGCAATGACTCGATATACTGAAAATGAACTTCTCCAGATGAAGAAAAAATACGAAGAGGATTTGGGGAATTTAAAAGCTGCTCATGCAAAACCAATCCCTTCAGATGCTGCATATAATAAATCAATGCAAACTGACAGATATTATCAACAACGTGAAATTGAATCGTTAGAGATGTCTTTAAATGCTATTAATAGCATTCTTGGTAATATTTCTGGATCAACACCAGATGAAAGAAATGCATCTTTAATCTCGTATTATAATAATAAAGACGAAGAATCACAAAGACAAAAAGATGAGTTATATTCCAAACAACAAGAGCAATTTAAAAAGGATGCTGCTATTGCTAAAGCTCAACGTGAAAAAGAAGAGCAAGATAAAATAGCTAATTATAATAAAAATTACAGAAGATCCCAAAATGGTGGTAAGTATAAGTACAATCCCGAATTATACCCTAAGTTTACATTTGAAAAATTATATACAACTAGGCATATTCCAAAGAATATAGTTGATGAATTACGCACCTTTAATACAAAATATCAAAAGTTTTTATGGGATCCGTATGTAAAGAGATGGTACATGTCTTACAGTACTACCGCTTCAAGTAAAATCAATTTTAACGGGTATGATAAATACAATGAATACTTCTGCAATACTCAACAAAATCAAATTGCAAATGAGTGGAGTAAAAAAATCCAAGTTGAACAAACTAAGCCATTAACTCCAGCAGATCGACCATTAACATTAAAAGTACACGGAAAGTTAACAATATGAAACAATTAGATTTATTTACCCACCCAGAATTAGAAGAAATCTTTGCTGGTCCAGCTGGTGATTTAATTGAAGCTTGTTTTAACGAAGCTCAATCACCAGAAGATTTACGTTCAGCAGTTAAAGGAATGCTTAATGAATTAATGTCAGCAAAAGACGTTTCTTCAAAAAATCAACAAGCGGTTTATGCTGACTATGGTATTAAAAGTTTAGGTGATTTTAATCAATTTAAAAACAATGTAATGTCAGTTATTGAAAATGCTGATAGCTTTTTACAAAATTTTAAAGCTGGTTAATGTTCAGTTATTCTTTTATTTTTTGTTAAACTTAAAATGTGCGTTACACAATGTCCATTATTAATTGTTAATCCATTTTAAGGAAACAAAAATGTCAGAAGTTCAAAATACTCAAGAAGAAACAGTTGTTAATGAATTTTTCATTCCTAAAAAACTTTTTGATGTTGATACTTCAACAATGAAAGTTTTTGAATCAAAAACTGGTACTTTTACTGGTTGGGATCCAAAAAATGCAGCTCCTGATCTTGAGCAGATCTTAACCCCTGAGCAATTTACTGTGGCGATATATGCTCGTTCACAAGAAGCAGCAGCATCTTCAAATTTATCCGAAAAAGATAAATCTGCAAACAAATATTTTCAGGAACAGATTGCACAATCTGATGATCCTGATTTGTTCCACTTAATGATGACTGATTTTGCTCAGTGGCACGAATTAATGGAAGAAATGAACTACGTGCATATTTCACGCGCTCAAATTGCTGACATTTTCGATAAAGTTTACGAAATTGTTGACGAGTATAAGAAGAAAAAAGAAGCTGAAAATGCAGCAGCACAATGAAGTTAATATCTCAGCTTTCTAAAAGATTAAACGAATTAAAAGAAGAATATAACAAAACTAAAAATCCTGAGATTCTTGATATAATAGACGAATTACAGAATTTTATTAGTACTTTATAAAGCGTTCGTAAGAACGCTTTTTTTGTCTCTATTGTTTCTTCATACAATCAAAAATTTTATGTTATCCTTAAAACATATAAACGTAAGGAGTTTTAAATTATGGCTAAAGCAGAATACAAATCAATTAAAGACGCTAACTTAAATAAAGATGAAATTGCAAAATTAAACAACGCAATTAAATCATGCTTAGTGAGTTTTACTCATATGCAAGACATTCGTGACCAAATGGCTGAGTTAATTGGTGAAGTAGCGGATGAGCTTGAAATTAAACCATCTGAAATTCGAGATGCAGCAAATACCCTATTCAAGCAAAACTTAGCAGATCGTCAACGTAAGCAAAAAGCTGTTGAAGAAATTTTAGAAGTACTAGGTTACGATATCACTGAAGCTGAGTAATATTGTTATAACTAGCAAAAGGCGCATAAGCGCCTTTTTCTTTGCCTAAAATTTAAAAAGAAGGAATATCATTTGTACGTTGATGCATTTTACGATAGACGACACGATGTTATACGAGTTTCAGAACGTATTAACGGAAAACGAATTTTACGTGATTTAAAACCAGTATATGAGTTTTATACTGAATCAAAAAACGGAACAATACCTAGTATTACTGGTGAAATGTGTGTTAAACATGAATTTAATTCCGCAAAAGAATTACGTGACTTTCAACAAATGTGCAAATCAAGTAATATTAGAACATTTGAATCGGATGTTAATGTATTATTAAAGACTTTGTACAAGACATATCATAAAGAAAGTTCGCCTACTTTAAATACTGTATTTTTTGATATTGAAGTTGACTTTCATAGAGAAAAAGGATACGCGCCAGTACACGATACATTTAATAAAATTACCGCATTTTCTTTATTTTTTAAGAATACAAAAGAGCACTATTGTTTAGTACTGCCACCTGATGATATGTCTTGGGATGAAGCTGAACGTATTTGTAATTCATTTGACAAAACGTTATATACAGTTGAGTTATTTGACACTGAAATTAATATGATTCGACGATTCTTTGAGCTTATTGACGATGCTGATGTATTAAGCGGGTGGAACTCAGAGGTGTTTGATATACCATATATTGTAAATCGTATTAAACGAGTTCTTAACGATGCTGAAGTTACAAGGATGTGTTTATGGAACCAATTACCAAAACCAAAAATTGTTGATAACTACGGAAAAGAAGTACAAACATACGAGCTTATTGGTAGAATTCATTTGGATTACATGGATCTTTATAAAAAACATTCCATGCAAGAAGAACCAAGTTATAGTTTAGATGCTATTGCTTCTAAAGTTACAGGTGATACTAAAGTACCATACATCGGTAGTTTAGATGAATTATACCATAATGAATTTGGTAGATTTATTGATTATTCGTTACAAGATACTAATCTTTTATTTTTAATCGACGAAAAGAAAAACCATATTGAATCTCATAATCAATTAGCGCATTCTGAATGTATTCCTATTTTAATGACATTAGGAACAGTAGGTTTGATTGACTCAGCTATTATTAATGAAATTCACCGTGCTGGTGAAATTGTTTTTGATAAACGTGAAGTTCACAGTGATGATAATGGCGCAGCAGGTGCATGGGTTCAAGATCCTGTGGTTGGTTTACATGAAGAAATTGGTTGTTCCGACTTTAACTCTCTGTATCCTAGTACTATTCGTTGTTTAAATATGTCACCTGAAACAATCTTAGGGCAAGTTCGCCAGACGTATACTAATGAATTCTTACAAAAAGAAATAGATAAGCAGAGAGCACAAAGTAAATCTAAGAAATTTGAACCTAATTATACTGAAGCTTGGCACCCATTATATAGTTCAGTTGAATATCAAATGGTTATTGAAGGAACTGATGATATATTAACTGTTGATTTAGATGATGGTACATCTTTTGAATGTACTGCTAAAGAATTAAATGCAACTATTTTTGATCCTCAATCTAATATTGTTATTAGCGCTAATGGAACATTGTTTGATAAATCAAAAATGGGAATTATCCCTCGAGTTTTAACTAAGTGGTACGCTGAACGTAAATTATATAAACGTGCATCTGGTGACTGTAAGCAACTTTCAGGAAAAGCAGCTCTAGAAAATGAACAAGGTTTCACTGAAGAAGAGATGCAAAAGAAATATGCTGGTGTAACTCGTTTTGAATGGTTTGCTGAACATGAACCACAAATGAAATTAGTTAAACGTAGTGATAAATGGTTTGCAGAAGATGCAAATTACGCATACGATCGCTGTATTTATTATGACATGATTCAATATCTATTCAAAATCCGCCTTAACAGCTTATATGGGGCACTATTGAATTTACATTGTAGGTTCTATGATAAACGTCTAGGCCAAAGTACTACATTAACAGGTAGACGTATGGCTAAACACTTAGCATCTAAAATTAATGAAACTGTAACTGGTACTTATATTCATCATGGTGGCGCAGTAGTTTATGGTGATTCAGTTACTGCTGATACATTAATTGATACTAATCAAGGTAAAATTACCATTGAAGAACTTTATAGTAGATCTAACTGTTCTGGCGAATGGGATACTCCTGAAGTAAGTGTACCTACATATAAAGGTAATGAATTATTAATTAAAACTTTTAATCCTGTAACTAATGAGTCGTATTTTGAATTTCCTGCTCGTATCGTGAAACACGAAAACAATACACGCTTTGAAATTAAAACTGATGATGGAAAGAGTGTAGTAACAACAGCAGATCATGGTATTATGGCTGAGATTGATGGTAATCTTTTAAGATGTACACCAACAGAACTTAAAAGTGCAATTTCAGCAGGTAGAGAGGTATTTTTAGTAGTTTCTGAATAAATATCCTAAAGGTGATACTAGTCTGTATCACCATATAAAATAGGATATTAAACATGCCAGCAAAAATTAAAACATACGAGCAATTTAAAACATCTATATTGAAATCAACACATGTAAATGTTCAAACGATTTCTGAACATTCTAATACCGAATTAGAAATATATTTTAACAAAAAAGATTTATTAGATTCTACTGTGTACGGAAAGAAACCAATTCGATATTTATACGATTTTATTAATTATGATGTTGATGGTGATTGGTTAGACAGAATAAAAAATATAATATCATTAGGGTATTCAAATTGTAAAGAAAAATCAATATTAAAATATGGGTCAATTGAAGGAACTAAGCGTTGGGACTCTTATTTACAAGTACAAGCTGATACTAATAGTTTTGAATACAAAAACAAAAAATTTGGTATGACGAAAGAGGAATATGATTTATATAATAAATCAAGAGCTGTTACACTACCAAATTTTATAGCACGACATGGAGATATGGAAGGTGCTAAAAAATGGGATGAATACGTAAAAAGACAGGCTTATACGACTACATTAGAATATTTCGTTTCTGAATATGGAAGTATTGAAGGAACTGCTAAGTATAATAATTTTATTGAAAGAAGACCTAGTTTTGCTGTTGATAACCAGAAAGCTCAATTTTTTAAAAAATCAAAAATGGAAATTGAATTATATGAATGCATTAAGCATTTAGGTGTAATTCAAGATGTTACTATAAATGACGAGAGATACTATGCTCCTTTTGATATGGGTATCCCTGAAAGATTTAAGTTAATTGAATTTTACAGAGATTACTGGCATATGAATCCTGCTATATATCAGGAAACCTATGTACATCCTGTTATTGGTATAACAGCAAAACACAAGTGAGCTCTTGATAGAAATAAACGTAATATCGCTAAAGATAAAGGTTATGAAACTCTAATCATATGGGAAACTGAATGGTTAGAGAGTAAAGAGAACGTAATTTTAAAAGTAAAGGAATTTTTAAATGAAACCAGAAATAACCAATAATGTTACTCGATTGGATATTGATAAAATTACAAATGTGGTACTGAACGCATATAATAATACACCTTTAATTGAGGGAGTATATAAAAACGATGATGAATTTCAAATTGATGGTATTGCACATCTTAGTGAAGAGATAATTTCTGAAATTTCAGAAAAAGCATATATTAAAGCTGCATCAGACACAATCTATTCAACTTTGTTTATTGATGATGTCGATAAAGCTCCAACTAAGAAAGTTAGAATTACTAGCATTGAAGAATTAGAACAATCTTTGGAACCAGTATATGACATTTCAATGAAAGGTAATAATCATTTTTTCTTTGGTAATGATATTCTTCTGCATAATACAGACTCAGTCTATTTTTCTGCAAAGAAACCTTTTATTGAAGCTGGTATTGACTTTGATTGGAATGATAGAGATAAGATAATCGACTTGTATTACACTATCGGCCAAGAAGTTGGTAAATCTTTCCCGCCATTTATGATGGAAGCATTTAATGTTACTTCAGAAAATGCAAAAATTATTGATGCTGATTTGGAAATGATTGGTTCACGCGGGTTATTTCTCAAAAAGAAACGTTATGGAATTCTAAAATATTGGGAAGACGGTTTCCGTTTAGATGTTAAAGGTAAACCTGGTAAACTAAAAGCAATGGGTGTTGAAATTAAACGCTCAGATACTCCAAAATATATTCAAGTATTTTTGGAAGATGTGTTTATTTCATTACTTAGCGGCGCAAAAGAAAAAGATTTACGTGATAAGGTACTTGAATTTAAACGTACATTTGGTGATAAACCAGCATGGACTAAAGGATCACCTAAAACCGTTAAAAACTTATCAAATAAAACAGAAGAATATGATGAAACTGGTAAATGTGGTGTAGGCCACGTCTTAGCAGCGATTAACTGGAACACATTACGAGATATTATGAAAGATATCACTGTACCAGAAATTGTTGATGGTGATAAAACTATTGTTTGTAAGCTATTGCCCAATCCATATAGAATGACTAGTATTAGTTATCCAACTACTCATATGGAAGTACTACCTCAGTGGTTTAGAAATCTACCATTTGACAATACTGAAATGGGTAAAATTATTCTTCGTCAAAAATTAGATAACATTTTTGGAATTCTTAATATGAACTTAGGAATTGACGAAAACGTTGAAACAACATTTAGTAACACGGACTTATTCGGATGGGATTAATCTAGTATTTTTAGTCTGCGTGTTAATATAGGATATATAAATTAAGGAGTTTTAAATATGACATTAAAAGATTTTTTCCGTGATATCGTTCGTGGTGTAAGTGGTTTTAAATTTGACGTAGTTAAGGTAACTGCTACTGATGAATCAACTACGTTTGAAGCAGTAACTTCAGATCGTACCTTAATTTTAAAAGGTACAGCTAAAGACGTTGTTACTGATTTAAATGGTGTTTTTGGTCTAAGTAATCTTGATATTTTGGGTGGTGTATTAAATCTTTCAGCAATGAAAGAAGAAACTAGTACTGCTGAAGTAAAATACACACAAGATGATGAACCAGAAGAAATCCTTTTTAAAGGTAAAGGTTCTAAAGCATCTTATCGTTTAACAGCTGAACGTGCCGTACCAAAACAACCACAGTTTAAAGCTAATAGCTTTGACGTTGAAGTACAACCAACAAAAGCAAGCACTCAAGAATTTAAAGAACAAACATCAGTATTTGGTTCAGTTGCTGGTAATAAATTTACACCAAAAATTGAAAATGCTGAATTACGATTTGTGCTTGGTAGCGTATCCTCTTCAAACCACAACGCGGAGTTTATTTTTACTACTGTTGATAGTGGTTTAACTTTAGGTGGTAACTACAAATACGCAATTGACGATACACTTCGTGCATTATCATTAGCAAATGTAAGTGCAAGCAGTACAATGAAATTAACTAGCAAAGGCGCTATGGTTATTGAAATTGATAGTGGTATTTGTAAATTTGAATATATCTTCCCTGGCCACACGTCCTAATATAATTACTAAATAGAGGCGAGATTTAAAATCTCGCCATTATAATAAAAGGACAATTAATGAAAAAGACTAGTTTATATCTACCAGCTTTGAATAGCTGCTTTGTTACTGGGATACGAGATGAGTACTTAAAAAAACGTAATCGGTGGTTGGATCATTATGTTCCTAATCAGTTTGATGTCTTTAAAGACGATTGTGTTGTTTTTTGTAAAGATTGCTTATTATCAGCAGGACATGAACCTTATAAAAGAGTAGAAGTTCAGTACGAACAATTAAAAATTCGTGATAAGACTAAAACAATGCTAATGGGTGATAGCGGCGGATATCAAATTGCAACAGACAAGTTGAAAATCGACTGGAATGATAAAGCAAATGTTGATGAAGTTAGACTTGGAATACTTAGATTCTTGGAGCATAACACTAACATTGCAGCCACTCTTGATGTACCAACATTTACCATCGGGCATCCTGAATTTAAGTTCAATACATTTGATCAGTGTTTAAATCAAACTATTGAAAATATGGAATTTTGGATGAAGCATCGTGTTCCTGGTAAAATACGTTTACTAAATGTAATACAAGGAAGAAATGATGCAGAAGTTGATACTTGGTACGATAGTGTAAAAGATTACACTACTGAAGGATGGTGTTTTAGTTCTGCTAATTCAGATTGTTTATACCATATTTTTAGAACAATGATTATTTTAGCGCGTGACAATCAGCTAAAAACTGAAAAGAATTGGGTACATATTCTTGGTAGAACAATGCCAGCTATTAGCGTTCTTTTGACTGAATTACAAAATAGATTATCAGCATGTGTTGGTAATGATTATCAAATAAGTTATGATAGTTCATCTTTTGTGCAAGCTGCAATTACTGGTTCTGCTATGCATTACGGATTAGATTCAGATTTAACCTTACGCATCAGTAAAGCAGATTTAAGTTTTGATGTTTGTAAAGATAAAACATTAACACTAAGCGAATATTTAAATTCACCAAGCAAACTAGGTGAAGCTGTGTACTTAAAAGATATGTATATTTGGGACGATAAGAAAGAAAAATGGTACTGGGATGTACCAACGTATGCACAGGTAATGGCATACAATTATGAAATTTCCAGATTGAATATGGAAATAGCGCATGAAAGATACGAAAATGATGATATTAATGGCGTATTAAGTTACATAAAACATACTATTTTTCCTGATGTGTTTAGTCAAAACACATTTGACGATATGCTTGTTAGATTAGAGAAATATAAACAGTATCTTCTTAATAATGTTATTAAATATGAAGAACCTGCTGTAATTAATGAAGATTTATTTGATTGGTAAAAAGAGGAATTAAACATGAGTAAAATTGAAGAAATTGCATCAAAACACTTAGGCAAAGCTGGTGATGGTACTGTTGTTAAACCATACGTAACTCCTGAAACTGTTGATAGTTCATTGTTAGTGGGGATTCCTCGTTATTTAAACCGCGAAGCTTATCAAATCACTGATGAAACATTTACAGGCTATGATACTTGGTACGCATATGAAGTATCATGCTTAATGCAGAACGGAATGCCTCTTAATTTTATTTTGAGAGTAGAGTATCCATCAGATTCAACATGTATTGTTGAGTCAAAAAGTTTTAAATTGTATTTGAACTCTTTTAATTTAATGCGAGTTACCGGTACTATTCCTGAAGTTATTAAGACTATTCTAACAACCATTGAAACTGATTTATCAAATGCAGTTGGTGGTAATGTTGATGCTGAATTAACTGTATTGGGTTTTGATACTGGAGAACCATCAAACCTTAATTTTGGTTCAGTAATTGGAGCAACAACAGGTTCCTTGAGTTCATTAAGTTGTTCTGGTGTAACTTCTATGCCAGTAACCGGATATAACCCTCTTGTTAACTTAGAATATACCCTAATGAACATGCAAGGGTTTAATATCCTTGATACTGAATTTGATCATTACACTGCAAGTCCAGAATTAATTAAAATTAATCCTAAATGTGGTAATGAAATTATCCATTCATATTCACTTCGCTCAAATTGTCGTGTTACTAACCAGCCAGACTGGGGTGATATTTATATTGGTTATTCTTCAGATATGTCATTGGATTATGTTAGCTTGATGCAATATATTGTTTCAATGCGCAAAGAAAATCATTTCCACGAAGAAATTTGCGAAGCAGTATTTAAAAATCTTAAAGATGCATTTAAAGCCGCTGGTGCTAAGTTGAAAGATTTGGCTGTATTGTGTAATTACAGCCGTAGGGGCGGCCTGGATATTCGTCCAGTTCGTGCAACTCATAACTCAACAAAAATTTATGAATTGAAAAAATACGTAATTAATATGTATAAAACTGAAAAACAATAATTAAAATAGACTACCTCGTCTTGTATGATACAGGACGGGGTTTTTATTAAATTGTTTATTCCACATTATATCTCATTTTGATTTAAATATTTATCTGTAATATTGGAAAAATATGTTTTAATAAATAAAAGGCAGAAAGTAAAACCTGCTTAATTAAATTCTTTACAAGGAGTCCTAAATGACTTTAAACGAAATTCAAAAAACTCTTCCTACAACTACCAAGAATGTTGTTTCTGTATTATCTGGCGGATTGGATAGTACTACTCTAACGTACTTATTAGCACATACTTATGGTGCTGAACGTGTATATGCCCTCTCATTTTTCTACGGCCAAAAACAATCACTTGAATTAGAAAAAGCTGCATTGACTTGTCAAAAATTGGGTATTAAACATAAGCTAATTGACATTTCATTTTTGGGTGAAATTGTTGCGCCTGTTACTAGTAATGTAACATTATCAAATATTAATGTACCAACAATTGAAGAAGCATTAGCACATCCTCAACCACCATCATATGTTCCGTATCGTAATATGATTTTAAATAGCATTGCATGTTCATTTGCTGAAAGTAATGAAGCTGAATTTATTTTTAGTGGATTGCAAGGTGTAGACACTTATCATTATTGGGATACAACTCCAGAATTTGTATCAGCTCTTAATAGTACTACTGTTCTTAATCGTGTTAATCCTGTTCAATTAATTGCACCATTTAATGGTTTGATGAAGCACGATGAAATTTCAATTGGAGCTGAACTTAATATTCCATATGAAGACTCATTGAGCTGCTATGATCCAGACGAACATGGAAATTCATGTGGTATTTGTGCAACATGCGCTGAGCGTATTAAGAACTTTATGGTAGCAGGATATAAAGATCCAGTTCCATATAATCGTGATATTGATTGGGAATCTGGTATTCAGAAATATAAGAAGGTATAATATGTGTGGTATCTTTATTAGTACAAATAAGGATACCTTTATTGAATTAGGAAAAGCTAATTCAAATAGAGGATCCTATTCTCATAGTATTACTAATTGCAATTTTGATGGAACTATTCATTCAATGCAAAAGGATTTAGGTGCATTTGACGAAAAGGAAATTCCTAATAATGTAGAAATTTTGATTGGGCATGTTCAAGCTCCTACAACCGCCGATGGATTTGATCCTGATAATATTCATCCTGCTAAGTATTGTAATTCATTTTTGTGGCATAACGGTATTATTTTACCTGATGGGATGAAAGTTCTTCATGAAACATTAAACAACCAAGCAAATTGGGATACTGTTCTTTTACTTGAATATTTTAATAAAGGTTACGATCTTTCTGAAATTGATGGGTCGTTTGCTTGTGTTACGGTAAATGAAAATGGTATTTTTGTTTTTAGAAATGTAATTTCACCATTATTCTACAAAATATTTAAAGACCAGATTAGTTTAAGTTCAGTTCCATTTAAAGGCGCAACTTTAATTGAACATGGAAAAGTATTTCAATTGACAAAAGACGGACTATTTGAGAGTACTATTACTTTTAGTACTAAAAACAATCCTTACTTTATTTAAATTTATCTAAATCCAACCAAGAATAAGTTATAATACATATATAAGTGTGGCGTTGACCACGTAATCAAAAACGCGAAAAAAGGAAATAAAATGACTCAAGAAACTAATTCTATTAATGTACAAGATGCTAATACTACTATTATTAATAATGCTGAAGCTCGAGCTGAAATGATTGATTCAGGTGATAGTTCTGCAATTCCTGATGCTCAAATTGAATCAGTGCATCAGTTAGTAATTAAACGATTACAAAAAGCAAATGCTCCTTACTATTCAAATAGTAATATTTCTGAATATCTTACAGATGAAGAGCGTGAATTGTTAATTGATGAAGCAACTGAAGCTTATGCTAAGTTTATGGATTGTTTGGTGATTGATCCTACAGATCCAAATTCACAAAATAGCCCGCGTAGAGTAGCTAAACAGTTTATTAATGAGTTAATGCGTGGTCGTTATTACCCTGCTCCTGCTGCAACATCATTTCCTAATCAACATACAGGAAAAGAAACAGGATTTACTGGGTTATTAGTAGTCAAAGCTGAAATTAAATCATTATGTTCTCACCATCACCAAAATGTGTTTGGTACTGCATATATTGGTATTATTTGTTCTGATAAAGTAATTGGACTTTCTAAGTATACCCGATTAGCACAATGGTGTGCTCGCAGAGGAACATTACAAGAAGAATTAGCTGAGGATATTGCAACAACTATTCAGCAGTATACTGGTTCAAATGATGTTGGAATTTTAATCGAATCACGTCACCAGTGTTGCGAAGCACGTGGAATTTTGGCGCATGATAGTACTACCCAAACAACTGTATTAAAAGGTCAGTTTATGTCTGATGGAGTTCTACGCAAAGAATTCCATGATAATATTATGTTTCAAAAATTAAATAAGAATTAATAAATGGCGCGAAAGCGCCTTTTATTTTGAGTATAAAGAATGAATTATGAATTATGAAAGATATTATAATTAGTATTACATCAACAATTATATTCTACAATGCTACTACATTAAGTGGTTGATTTTTTAAACATTATTATGGAACATTAAATGAAAAAATATAACGTATCTGAATTGTTCTTTTCGCTAGAAGGCGAAGGACCAGAAACTAATCATCCTACACAATATCTACGTATTGCAGGATGTAATTTTTCTTGCCCTGGTTTTAATAACCCAGAAAAGAAGATTGATAAAGATGGGTATGCTGAATTAGGATTCAATCCTGAGGATATTATTGATATTAAGCAAATGCCAGTAATTACTTGTGGATGTGACAGCCAGTACGCTGTAAATTATCGATTTAAACATTTGTGGGCATCACTAACATCAAAAGAAATTGCTGAGAAAGTACTTGATCAAATTCCGTGTAAATCATGGGTATATCCTAATACTGAATTGCCTGTAATTTTTAGTATTACTGGCGGTGAGCCAACGATGCAGCAGGATTTAATTATCGAACTGCTTAGTGAACCCTTAATGCAAGAATGTCAGCATATTCTAATTGAGACTAATTGCTCTGTTCCATTAAAGAGCGAATTTATTTCTGCAATTGAAGATTGGTTGCTTAAAGATAAAAAGCGTATCTGGACATGGAGTAATTCGCCTAAATTATTAGCTAGTGGTGAATCATGGAAACGAGCAATTCGGCCTAAAGTTGCATTATCACAAAATGAACTTAAAAAAGTATTTGGTACACAAGTAAATCAGTATTTTAAATTTGTTGTTGATGACACACAAGAAGTATATTCTGAAATTCAAAAAGCATTACAAGAATATTATGATGCGGGTATTCCGAAGAATACCCCAGTATGGTTAATGCCTTGCGCTTGTACAGCAGAGCAACAACGTATGATTTCGCAAAATGTTGCTAAATATTGTATGCAAAACGGGTATTTGTATTCGCATCGCATACAGAATGATTTATGGGATAATGCAGTTGGTACATAAGGAATAACTATGAAAGAAGAAGATTGGGGCGTTACCGCTCCATTAAATGAAGAAGATTGGGGAGTATAAAATGAGTATTTTTACAAGCATCAAAAGTTTCTTTAAAAAGATTTTTGGTTCAGATACAGCAAAAGCTACTGTTAATGCAACAGTTGATGCAGTTGAAACCGTTGCAAGTACTGCGATTAATGCTGCTGCTACCGCAGCCGTAGTTGCTGCTGCATCTGGTGCTGATGTAACAAAAGCAGTAGCATCCGCAGCAAAAACAGCAGTAGAAAATACTGATACATCAGCTGTTGTTGGTACTGTTGTAACCGCTGCAACTGGTAGTGTAGCAGCTGGTGCTGTTGCTGGTGCAGTAGCTGAAGCTGTTGTTCAAAAAGCTACTGCAAAAAAGGATAGTTAATGCCGAGTTACAATTACAAATGCAATCATTGCGGATCAACATTTGATGCTTTTAAAAAAGTTTCTGAAAGGGAAACTGCTGAATGCGGAAAGTGTGGAAACATTGCAACTAAATCAGATAAAATTGAAGCACCTGGTGTTCAATTTAAAGGTAAAGGTTGGTTTAAATCAGGCGGATATTGATCCGCCTTTTTTTATTTTCATACCACCATACAAAAATATGTTATTACTATAATGTTAGTGTACTTTTATTTAACCAAATCAAGGATATCAAAATGAAATTCAAACTTGCAGTAGTTAGTTTAGGTATTTGTATTTTTCTTGCTGGGTGTGGTGATGATGATGATACCGCTGAATCAAGAGCAGCAGCTCAACAAAAATTTGAGCAGCAGCAGCAACGTGAAGAAGCACAGCATCAACACGAAATTGAATGTATTCAATTAACCGGTAATAAAAACTGTGTTACTGATAATAACAACACTGCGATGAATAATGCAAATATGCAACCTCAGGAATCATCATATTATCCTGAACCTACTGCTGTTCAGCCAGGAACATACCACAATTATTACGGCGATCTTCGTTATGGTTATTGGGGTAACGATAATTTGTATCATTTTAATAACCCTAACAGTTATCAAGCATCACAAACTACATCATTTTTAGCTGGTGCTGTAGTTGGTGGTATTGCTGGTCATTTATTAACTAAAAATGAATTTAATCAACAATACCCTAGTGGCTGGCGTGACCGAACAACCGTAGTTAATAACTACATTGATAAATCAGGAAAGACAATTACTCGTGATGAGTACAACAGACGTAAAGCACAATCATATAATGATATGAAGCGAAATGCAATAAATAAACCGTCTTTATCTGATAAAGTTCAGCAACGAAATTCATTTTTATCTAATAAGCCAACCCCGCCTAGTAGTACTTCTACATTAAACAATAAAATCAATCAGCGGAATAGCTTCTTGAACTCTAAACCAGTTAATACTACATCGAAGCCGTCTTTGACTGATAAAATAAACAGTCGAAATGCGTACTTAGCTGATAAACCAACTATTAAACCATCAACAAATAACAGCGATGTGTTTACTCAAAGAAATAGCTTTTTAAACACAACTAAGTCTTCTAAGCCTTCTTCATCATATAAGTCTTCATCGCTTAGTTCAAAAATCAAAAGCCGTAATTCTTACTTATCAAGTTCGCGCAGAAAATAAGTTAAACTTAAATATACTAAATAAGAGGCAGCATTTAGCTGCCTTTTTTTGTAGAATAAAAAACTTCATAATCAAGGAAAATATATGAGTCTAGTAAAACAAGAATTTATTATTTCTGATGTTGTTGAAATGGGTCATTTTTCTGAAATTGCAGGAACTATTTCAATTTCTTTGCATTTTAAAGAAATGCAACCACAGAATATCATTAAAAAATGTCTGTCAACAATTGACACATTGGACCACTGTTTGGTAACTGATAATAAAGAATCAACTACTTACAGTAATAGATTTTATTTGTTGGATAAATCAGTAAGCTTATACAAAGATGTTGTTAGTATCATTACTAATGAATTACTTGATGTTAATTCACTAGACAAAATAACTGTAAAATATGATAAATTTGAATATTCATCTGAACCAGTATTGTATGTAGATATTTTAGAACAATCTACTGAAGGCTAAAATAAATTAGGATATAATAAGAATATAAGGAATTGCTATGGAAATTCGTAAACTATTTAATTTTAACGGGATGCATATTGTTCGTAATTGTAGTTCAGAACGTTGTAAATACTCACTGCATTCGCATACCTACACAGTGGAAGTATTTCTAACTGCTGATGGATTAGATAACGGAATGATGTGTGCTGATTTTGGTTTATTAAAAGGAACTATTAAAGATTTTGTTAAGAGTTTTGATAAATCATACAGTATTTGGGATAAAGAAAGTGATGATTTTAAAGACTTTATTAGTTCGCATTTTGATAGAATTGTAACATTGCCATTATCTCCTTCAGCTGAGGCATACTCATTGATGATGTATCATTATATTTCTAGTATTGTAGAAAATACAGAATTTAATAACGGGGAGAAGAATGTTCGTGTTACTTCAGTTCGTGTACATGAAACCTCAACTGGTTATGCCGAATCAACTGAAAAGGATTTAATTAATCCAAAAATGCCTAAATTTGACATTCTTGATATTAAATTTAGTGAACCTATTATAGAAGAATGGAAATACCCAGCAATGAGCGAAATGATTGCACAGGGTCAAAAATTTATTAATCCCATCGTGAAACAACAGATCTAAAAAGGAGAATTATTATGGAACAAGTAGATTTTATTAATTACGTATTTGGAAATCAAACTTCACCTGAAAATTTAGGATTAACCATCCTATTTAATATTAATGATGCTAATGATCCGCAGATTACTACTGCTGTTAGTATTAAGCAGAATAATTTTACTTATTTGTATCAATTAGATACAACTTCTGTTACTAGTGCTGAATTGCGAGCACTAGCTGATAAAATTGATGCAAGTACTGTAGTACTTACTAATAAAATCGCAGCAAATGCAGCAGCTGAAGCTGCTGCAGAAACCACAACAGATACTTCTTCAACTTCATAAGGATTTATATGTTTAAAGCAATTAATGATAATGTTATTATTCTTCCAGATGAAGAGGTTACTGAAGTTAATGGTATTGTTTTAGCGCCAACCGCAGTTGAAAAATCGTGTACCGGGATTGTAATCTCGGTTGGACCTGGAAACGTAAACAATAAGGGGTATCTCGAAGAACATAATGTTCGAGAGGGTGATCACGTATTGTTTGGTGAAAGTGCTTTACAGTTTCCGATTGAAGAAGACGGGAAAACTTATTACATGATGAAAATCCAACATTTGTGGGGTACTGTATAATGCCATTAATTCCGTTTGGGTGGTTGCCTGGGCATTGGGGATTAAAAGGCACTACTAGAGAAAAAGCCAAAATTGAATATGAGGAGATTGATCCGTATGTTCGTGAGTTTAAATTAATCGAATTGAAGTACAAAGAGTTACCAAAAACTAACGAATATAAAATTGCTGAAAGTAAAGAATATTTAGAATTGTATTTCAATTATGGCTACTATACTGAAGAACGATATCAATATGAATTAGTTGATTTAATTTGTGATTCAGATGAAAGAAAATTTGAAGGTTTTAAATTAGATTTAAAATACCATCATATAACAGAAGAACAATATCAATATAAATTACTTGAATTGATTAAAGATGAATCTGAGCAACAGAGAGCTAAATTAGATTTAGATTTAAAATATAATCATATAACAGAAGATGAATATAAATTAAAGACAATTGATTTATTACCTGAAGAAGAGAAAAGGACTAGTACATTACAATATCTTCTTGAAAAAGGTGACATAACTGTTATTGAATATGAAAAAGAATTAGCAACTCTTAATAACGAACCGTACTTTCATTTTGATATAGATTATATTGATGGTTCTATTGAACTTGAAACGGTATATAATGATATATTTGTTGCATATTTAAAGAAACACGGTTATAACGGAGAAACGTCAGAAGAAATTATTGATTGGTATGTTCGTGATTGTGGGAGAAGACTATCAGCTGATGATGATATCGAAGAAATTGAAACAGGTATGAGTTTTATTAAATCAGAAAAAACTGATACTGGAACATCATATACATAAAAAAGGCGCATAAGCGCCTTTTTTAATTTTTATACCGCAGCACCAAACAAGCCACCAACTTTAATTGAAGAGTTAGCAGTTGTTAACGGAACTAATGTACCAGTAGAATCGTATAATGATACATTTGCTAAATCAGCTAATAAACCAGCACCAGTAGTAACACTTAGTGGTTTGCCATAAGAATCAGCAGTAGTACCATCAATTGAATTGATTTTTTCAATTACGAATGTAATCAAATAAGTAGTAACTAATGAAGTTGCTGCATCAGCAATTTCAGAACTCCAGCCATCTGCTACAGTTAAAGCAGTAGTATCTGCAATCGCACCAATTTGTGAAACACCCAATAATACAGCACGTTGCTGTAAGGTATCGATAATTTTGCGAATATTTTCTTGAGCATAATAAGCACGAACATAAGCTGCATCAGCAGTATCAGCGCCAGCACCAGCAGCTACAGGAGCATCAGTTGCACCGATTGTTGCAGTAGTTCCAACTGAACCATCAGAAGCTACACCAATAAAAGTGCGGCTTTCAGCTGGGATATAATAATCATAACCAGTTTGAACGTCATCTTGATATACTGCATAAGTAGCATCAAGATAAGTTGTACTTGAAGTAATGCCAAATTGACGTTTGAATGCTTCTAATGTTGCAACAACACCAGTAGCGCCTAATTCAACGTCAGCTGCTTGGATTGCAATTGCAACCATACCAGTTGAGCCAGTAGCGTAGGTTTTATTTTGAGCATTAAAACCATGTACGCGAGAACTTGCGTTTAAATCCATATTAAAATTCCTCTATTATTGTTTAATACTATTTATGCTAATAATTATTTCATTACCGCTAGAGTATTAAACACTTTAACTAGAGCACCAGTTGCTGGAACTATAGCACCTGCTTTAGCTTCACCGCTTGGAGCAGCTTGGAATGTTTCATCACCAAAGAAGTTTTCACTAGTTAATTCAGCTACGATGTCAGCAGTAGGATCAACTGTTTGAGCATAAGTACTACCTGGTTTTGCAGTTTGAGCAGTTAATACATCAGCACGTTCAATCATAAATGTAACGTATACGTTTGGTGTAGTACCAGTAGCAGCAACTGAGGATGTACCAGCTTTAGCAAAAGCTAAAACATTATCACCAACAGTAACGCTAATGTCATCTAATGTGCCAGTTGCATCAACTGATGTATCAGTAACAGCAACAACAACAGCACGTTGGCCTAAAAGTTGAGCTAATTTGAATAAGTTACGTTCAGCATTTGAAACAATTAATTGGTTAGCTTGTAAAGTAGTTAAGTCTGAACCAGTTGCGCCTGGAGCAAAAGCACTAGCTACTACCGCAGCTTTCGCAGTTTCGTAAGCAGCAGTACCTGGCAAATCAACGCCAGTTGGTAAAGCAATACCGAAAGTAACGAAACCGTTGTTACCACCCCAAAATTCACGAGCTTTAGTAATTGCACCGTAGTTCATATCAATATAAGACATAAAATTTCTCCTGTTTAATTTTTTAAGTGGACTACATTTGTCCTAATTCTATTAATATTTAGTACGTTCAATAAAAACAGCTCGAAAAGCAATGAAAAATAAATCCTAAATAAAATATTCTCGCGTTATTATTAAACATAAAGAGAGGAGTTAAATTATGAAAAAATACTTATTAGTAGATACGTCAAATTGTTTTATGCGAGCAATTAACAGCGCACCAAATACAGATACGTGGACTAAAGTTGGGTTAGCGTTGCATATTACTTTAAATGGTATCAAAAAAATGTGGGACAAATTTGATCCTACTCATGTAGTATTTTGTGCTGAAGGACGATCATGGCGTAAAGATTTTGATGAAGCATATAAAAGAAATAGAACTGAAAAACGTGATGCTATGACACCAGCAGAAAAAGAAGAAATGGATGAAGTATTTAAAGTGATCAATGCATTTTGTGAATTTGTGCAAACTAAAACAAATGCAACATTACTTCAAAATTCACTATGCGAAGCTGATGATATGATTAGTGGGTGGATTTGGAATCATCCAACTGATAAATGTATTATTATCAGTACTGATACTGACTATCATCAACTACTAAGCGATTATGTAGATCAATATAATCCAGTACAAGAAATTTTATACAGTACTAGTGGTGTGGTTGATAGTAAAGGTAAACCTGCTAAGACATCAAAAGGTGTATTAATTGAAGCACCAAATCCTGAATATGCTCTTTTCTATAAATGCATACGTGGTGATACTTCTGATAACGTCTTTAGTGCGTATCCGGGTGTACGTGAAAAAAGTACTAAAAATAAAATCGGAATTCTTGATGCATTTGCAGATAGAGAGGTAAAAGGTTTTAACTGGAATTCGTTTATGAATTCACGTTGGACGCATCACGATGGCACTGAACGAATTGTAAAAGAACAGTACGAGCACAACAGGATCTTAGTTGATCTAACATTACAACCACAACATATCAAAGATGAAATTAATAACACTATTAAAGAAGCAAAATTAAAAACTCAAGTTCCCATGGTTGGGATTCATTTTGCTAGATTTTGCAATACTTATGATTTGCAAAGTGTTCAAAAATTCCCTGATACATTTGTTAAATTCTTATCAAGTAGAGATGAATAATATGAATGCTCGTGAAATTACTGATAACGTATGGATTTTAGAGGCTAGTACTAATGAACGGGTTGGTATTATTAATTATAATATTAATGGTGATAAGTATACTATTATAAGTGCTGAAAGCACTTTACACGTTAATTCATTTTCTGAACTTGAAGAAATATTCAACGAAAAAATAATTATAAAAGAAAAAGAGATATCAACTAAACTTAGTGAAATTAGCGGATATCCTATTCAGCATGAAACGCCTCTGAATATCAGAGAAGAAAACTCAATTATAAAATACGATTATAAATCAAAAACGTATTACGCAGGTTATTGGGTGACTCCTAGAGGAAATAATCAACAAAATTGGTACACTAGAGTTGGTATTAGTTCTGATATCTATAACTCTTATATTGAAAAAAATATTACACCGTTAGGACCATTTAAAGAAAAAATGGAAGCTCAATTTGCAGTAAAACAACAAGAAAAAGGAGCCTAGTGCGCCTTTTTTTGTGCGCGTTAGATAATAAATAGTTGTATATTAAAATAAGGAGATAAAAATGGCAATTTATAAACCATTTAAGGATCCTAATGTTCAAGTTCTATATTTAAAATAAGGAGATAAAAATGGCAATTTATAAACCATTTAAGGACCCTAATGTTCAAGTTCTATATACACCTGCTATGTTATCAGAACTGAAGAAATGCACAAATGATCCTATTTATTTCATGAAAAATTTTGTAAAAATTCAAACTGAAGGTGGAGCAAAACTATTTGAGCCATATTATTATCAAGAAGAAATGATTCAAGGCTTTAATGATAATAAAAACGTAATTGCTCTTTGCGGCCGCCAACTAGGTAAGTGTTTTTTGGGTGACAGCTTGGTAAGCATTCGTAATAAATACACAGGTGAAGTTAAAAAAATAACAATTGAAGAGTTCAGGAAACTAGCTAGTAAAAAATAGATATAGATAACAAATAGATTCTTTTATTGTATATTTTTATTGCTTACTAATTTAAATCAGCTATAAAGGAGTCTTTATGATTAATTGTATTATTTTGTGATATCAAGAGCAAAAGTAAAATCAACTCCTAGAGGTTTTGTATATGATATTCGAATTGGTAATGTATTAATCGAATTTCACGGTGATTTTTGGCATATGAATCCTTCTATGTTTAAAGATGGAGACGTTAATAAAGTAACTGGGAAACCAGCCTCAGAAAAATGGATAGAAGATAAACTAAAATCAGATTATGCTACTGAGAATGGTTTTAAAATTCTTGTTATCTGGGAGAAAGAATACAATACAAATAGGGATATGGCTATACAAAAATGTCTATCTTTTATAAAGGAGAATTTATGCTATCAAATACAGTCGAACGAAAATTCACTGAAGTAATTGATATAGAAGATTGGGAAATAGAAACTGATACTGGTTGGGAGGATATTTCAAGTCTTAATGTTACTATTCCGTATGTTGTTTATGAATTAAAATTGCAGAATGGGTTATCTCTTAAATGTGCTGATAATCATATTGTATTTTTATCGGATTATACTGAAATATTTGTTAAAGATTTAACACCTCAGGATTTTATTTTAACTGAATCTGGACCTGTCCAGGTTAAATCTGTTCAAAATTTAAATTATGAAGAAGTAATGTACGATTTATCAGTTAATTCGGATAATCACCGTTATTATACTAATGGGATCCTCTCACATAATACCACCGTAGCAGCAGCTTATATTTTGTGGTTTGCAATGTTTAATCCTGATCAAGTTGTTGTATTACTTTCTAATAATCATGCTGCTAGTATGGAGATTATGAGCCGTATTAGATACGCTTATGAAGAGTGTCCTGATTATATTAGAGATGGTGTTATTGAATATAATAAAACTGAAATTAAATTTGAAAATAAATCAAGAATTATTTCAAGAGCGACTACATCATCAGCAGCTCGTGGTTTATCTGTAAACTTACTATATCTTGACGAGTTTGCATTCGTTGAGCCAAGAATACAGGATGAATTCTGGACTGCGGTAATGCCAACTTTAGCAAGTACTGGTGGAAAATGCATAATTACTAGTACACCAAATACTGAAACTGATAAGTTTGGTAAGCTTTGGGCAGGATCACAACGAACTCTAGATCAACATGGGTTTCCTTACCCTAACGGCGTAGGTGAAAATGGATTTAGAGGTCTCATATATAGATGGGACTGTCACCCAAAAAGAGATGAGGCTTGGGCTGAGGAAGAAAGACGTAAATCAGGAGATTCAGCGTTTAGACGTGAATATAACTGTGAATTTATAACATTCCAAGAAACTTTAATTGATCCTATCGTTCTAAGTACATTAAAGAAAAACTCGGTGCGCTCGTTTGTTGGTAATACTGGAAAAATAAGATGGTACAATAAATTGAGACCTGGTTTAGCTTATATGATTGCTCTTGATCCTGCTAGTGGTACTGGTGGGGATAGCGCAGCAATACAAATATATGAAGTTCAGACATTACGTCAAATTGCTGAGTGGCAAGATAATCTAACTGATATTCCAGACCAAGTACGCTTAGTTAATCGATTACTTAGAATGATCGACTTAGAACTACGTAAACTTGGTGATCCTGATCCTACATTATACTGGTCATTTGAAAATAACACAATCGGTGAAGCAGTGGTGCTAATGGTAACACAAATGGGTCTTGACAACTTTCCTGGATTTCTTATGTGTGAACCTAGACGTTCAAGAACTGGTAGAGTTAGAAAAGGATTTACCACAACTAGGCAAACTAAGAAAACTGCATGTTTCGCTTTAAAACGATTAGTTGAACAACGAAAATTAGAAATTGCAAGTGAAGCTTTACATGAAGAACTAACCACTTTTATTGCACTTGATCAAGAAAGCACACGCTACGAAGCAAAAACGGGATGTCACGACGATTTAGTATCAGCGTTGTTGTTAATAACTAGAATGATACAAACTATATCAAAATTTGAAGAAAACTTACAAGATAGAGTTAAAGAAACATTGGACGATGATTTTAGAAAACCGTTACCAGTTATTACATTTACCGGAGGAACGCAATGAATTCAAACAAGTTAGGATTAGAATTATATAAAATTCTAGCAGCAAAAGAGTATGGGTATACTCTTAGCATGTATGATGATTCCGGTAACGGAACTAGCACACCATTAACTGCGAAGTGGATATATATTAAACCAGTTAATTTTATGATTCAATTGCCAAACATTGAAGATAAAGATAGACCGGAAATGTATTTTTGGAAAACGCAAGGTGAAATGGATAATACATTAGGGCAATTATTACAGAGAGTAAAACAATCTGCTAATCAATTTGGTATTGGTTTAACTATAAATGACTTCACCAAGGACAATACACCTAAACAATTTAGTAAAATTATTAAACGCTATAATGAAGAAAATTCATTAACTGAAGGTTTTACTGGAAATACGAATAAGTCATATTACACTCTACCAAATTCAAAAATGATAATTATCCATTCAAAGCCTATAGATCCTGAAATTCGAGGAGCTAGAGCTAGAAATATTAATAAGATTTTCATTGAGAATTGTGATGGAGAACGATATTTGTTTCCTAACAAACACGTTTTATCAGCTAAAGCAATGACTCGGCATATTAACGAAAATGGAACATGGTTTGACAGAGTCGGGACACGTATTAAGGAAGCTTATTTAAATATTAAGTCACTAAAACGTATCCAAGAAACATCAAACATAGTGATTAAAAATACAAGCAATCGTTATTTAAATGAAATACAATCAGATCTTAATAAGTTAAAAGGTCCTAGAGGTTATAAGAAGATTTCAGAAAAATACAATAATGATGTCCGTGTACCAAATCATGTATTGGAAACTTATACTCAATATTTAAAT